TTTCTATTCTCTTGGAACATAAATGCACCGTGAGTAGAAGGCTCAGAAACAATATCAAAACAAATAAGATTGAAGTCATCTTCTACAATTGTTTCACCTCTGTTTTCTCTAACAGAGCCTGTACCTCTTGAAGAAATACCAATCTTTACGTTTGCGTTTACTAATTCTCTTAATACTTGACCAGATGGAGTGCTAAGAACTTGAATCTTTCCCATTACATCTCTGCCGTTCCACCAAATCTCTGTAACAAGATGTGATACGTTGCGAAGATTAATTACTGATTGGTCTGGATGGTCTAGCTCCCCCAAAGCTCTTCTTTCTTGAACTAATCTCTTATACATTTCAACTTCTCTGTTAAGAACTGTATATGGATAAATTCTTCCATTACCATTTCTTGCATCTGCTCTTTGGATTACACCAGAAAGCATCATACCACCAGTTTTGATGAAATGCTTATCGCTCTCTGTGAGAATATCTTCACAAAGACCATCGGGGCATAATTCAAAAAACTCTCTTAATAATGATTTTGACATTTATATTTTATTCCTTGTATACCTTCACGGCTTTCCTCTACAGCAAAGTCTTACAGGCTGCAATGCCCATTTTCTGGTCCAAAAATCTTGTGTTAAATTAGTTTTCATAATTAATCTCCAATTATTCTAATTAGATTCATTTTTATTATTATTCTTTATTGATCTTGAAATTAATTCCAAAATCCGTGAATAGCGAACAAAGAACATAAGAACTCCCCGATGATAAACAAGCAAGTAAGAATACATCAACAATATTTGGGTCTATGCTTATTATACTAGATAGTTTCATCATTAAAGCAACAAACCATCCAACGTGGAATCCCATACACATAGGGCATTTAAAAAGTTCTCCCCATAATCCTTCTTTTGGTCTAACACAAGAAAGTATTGAACCATAAACAAGGATGTTGGTTAAACCATAACAAGCAAGAATGAAAAACAAAATCCACATTATTTCTTCTCTTTTTGCTCTCCAAGATAAGCAATGTTGTAATGTTTGTTGATAGAGTAAGCAGCAGTACCAATTGAACCTTGACGAGCTTTCTGTGGTACTTCTCCAAGTTCGGTTGAATCTTCTTCTTCTGGATTGGTAAGATAGTTGTCTTGATCTTTTCTCATTTGTCTTTCATATTCAAATGATGGTCTTTCATTGTCCATAAACAGGGCAGTTGAGAAAATAATAACTTCAATTGGGTCTACTTTCTCTTGTGTTTGAGGAATAGCAGCTTCCATTGATGCATAAATATTTCCTGCTTGGATTGTTGATGGATCAATTACACCACGCTTGTAAAGAAAGTCTAAATACTTATTTTGTGTATAATAAGTTTTATCATCCATTGAAAGAGTTGATAAAACAAGTATTTTTCCTTTTGATGGTGAAATTATAATGTCAATGTAAGGATGATCTTGAATAATAAAATTACCATCTAAAGTTTTTCTTATATCAAGTTTGACTTTAGTTTTTGGTGGCTCTTTTGGAGCGTTTGGCATTGTATCATCTTTGACTTTTATTTTTATTGCCATTAGGAAAGTTCCTTAACAATTCCTTGAAGTTTAAGTACTTTCTCAATAACTTCGTGGTTTATTTGAGTATTCTTGATATTTTCAATTACACTAAGAACATCTTTTCTTTGCGTACCTTCATTAAGCTTAGTTGTGTTTTTAACAACATCTTTTAATCTTGAGATTTCTTCATTAAGATAAACTTTGAAATCAAAATCACCATCCGAGAATGAAGCGATGTATCTTGTTAAGAGTTCTTTTTGTTCTTCAAGTAGAGTTGTTCCATACTTATCGTTAAACTTCTTGACGAATTCTTTATAAACAATATTATCAATTGGTTTAAGTGTTTGTGTTTGATCTTCGCTTATTATTCTTTCTACCAAAAATTGTTCCAGAATAACTCTTGTTTTCATTGGAATTTCTTGATCAAAGATTTGTGCTATTGTTGCAAGGTCTTTGTAATTTGACATAAAGTTTGTAAACACAGCAGGACCAAGTTGTTTGTTTACATCGTTAATAACTCTGCTTTGGTCATTAAAAACGTGTTGTTGATTTAGACCAAAATAAATTCTTTTTGCTTCATTGACCATTCTTTCGGCAGTTTCTTTTGGAAGTCCTCTTGATTCGTAAAGGGATTTGTAAACATCCAATTCTTTAGCGAGGGTTGTTCCTTTTCTAAAATGTTCTTTTATTATTGACAGGACAAGAGCTTTTCTCTTTTCATCTTTTGCAACAATTGCTTTTGTAAGCTCTTTTGTTAAAGACTCAAAAAGAAAAGCGGTATTTCTTTTCTTATTATGTTTAAGCTTTATTCTTTCCATTATTTTTGGACTCCAGACTTTCGATTAATTGACGAGTTTCACGTTCTATTCTAAATAGTTCAAATTCTTCTTCATTGTTGTTGTTTTTATTTTCTTTTAAGAAATCACCAATCAATGATTGTAGTTCTTGATCTTTCATTACATTTTTACGACTACCACTTGCTGTGAACCCTCCACCAGAAGCTAAATCGCGTCTTTTGTGAGCACCAAGATCTCTTTTATCACCACCTCTAAATTTAGCTGGTGTGTACATCTTTCCTTTAGAAGCTGGTGTGGTTGTTTGTGGTTTACCGTTACTATCTCTTCTTTTTGATGGTGCTGCTAGTAATGCGCTTCCACCTTCTTCTCCTGCTGCTGGTGGCGCTTCTGGAGCTTCTGGTGCTGCACCCTCTTCTCCACCCTCTGGCCCGCCGCCTTCTGGAGTTGGTGCTCCACCCTCTGGTGGTGCGCCTCCTTCTGGACCTCCAACTTCTGGACCTCCACCTCCACCAAGACCTAAACCGCCTCCACCGCCTCCACCAGCGCCACCTTGTGGTTGTGCGCCAGCAGCTTCAAGTGATGCTGTAAATTTACGATCATAGAATTGTTCTCTTTGGATACGTAGGAATTCTTCATCAGATAATCCAAAGATATGTTGAGCGATCCAACGCTTAGAAAAATAACCTTCAGTAGCTGCACCAGCAACATCAAATTTAGTTTTCCAATGCTCAAGCTCTTGTAGAGCAGCAATCTTAGAAGGATTGTTGAGAGAGAGTTTAAATGAAATTAAATCAGAACCTCTGTATCCAAGAGTAAACAAATGTATAATACCAATTTTTTCTAACTCTGCAATTGCAACTCTTTGAAGTCTTTGAATTGTTCTTGCGAATCGAATATCTTTTTGTGCAAGAGTTGCTTTATCTTCTGTAGCTCCGTCACCTCTAATAAGGTAAGACATAGGAACTTTAAGAGCAGCAAATAGTTTATCTCTAAGATATTTTACGTCCTCAATAGCAGATGCAAATTGACCACCTGGAAGTGATTCAATTTTGTTGTTATTTACTCCACCACGAACAGGAATAAAATAATCTTCGTCAACAGACATTGGATTATAACGTAGGTCAACACGACCAGTATTTTGATCAACAATTTGGTTACGTTTCATAGAAGTCATTGCACGTTGCATATATTGCTCAACTTCTTGTGGAGGAATATTACCAACGTCAATATAAAATACTTTTCTTTCTGGTGATCTTGTAATACGATAAGCCATCATTGCATCTTCAAGCAATGTAAGTTGTCTCCAAATTCTTCTTGCTGGGTCTAAAACGGATGTGCCATATGGAGAATATTTATCATTTCCAAGAATTCTAAAATGAGCTACTTGCCAATTTTCAAAAGTTAATCCACCAGAGTTCCACTGAAACTGAACGTAGTTTGGATTTGTTGGATCTTTACCTTCCATTCTTTCGATTTGACTTGATGGAAGACCAATAGCTGATTTAATGCCTAATGTTTCATCAATATCTAAATACAAAAAGTGATCGCCATATTTACACATATTGCGACACCAATTAAAAAGATTTGAATCAAGATTAAGTGTTTTATTGAAAAGAGTGTGCAATACAGATTTAATTTCTTCATTTGCACATTTAATGTTTAACATATTGTTAAGTTCATTAGATGTTGTCATTTCATCTGCATAAATATCAAGAGCAGATGCAATCTCTGGCATATATTCCATTTGATCAAAATCGATGTATCTATCGGCTCGATTCTGATTTGCCATCATTTTTGATGAGAAATTTTCGTATGGATTGTAAGCAGATTTCTTAAATTCTAAACCACTAGCAGATGTAAACTTTTGACCAAATTTATCCATTTGGTTACGTCTATATCTACTTTGTACTGGTTGGTTATAATTTACTATAGGACCAGAAAAAAGTTTAGTTAATCTTTTAAATAATTCGGAGTCTTGATTCTTTGTGTTCTTAAAATTTTGATCTGCCATTTTTATCCTTTATAAACCCAGAAGAACTGCTCGTATTGCTGTTTTGCTTCATTTCTGGAAATAGTTAAATCTTTATTATACCCTTGCATACCAGGTATTTTTGTATCTATCATTGTATTAGTTTTTACTAGACTTGTCAACATTGCTTTTCTATATTCTAACTCTCTTTGATTAGTTTGAAATACTGTATCTTTAACCCAACAAGCAATAGCTAATGACATAACTAAATCATCATTATATCCTTGCATTGCTTGGGCACGGCCATATGACCAAATAAATGTGTCTA